TTTCAAAACGGTATTAGTAGCTTAAACCGGGAAATGAAAAAGGTGCAGTCCGAATTTAAGCTGGCAAGTGCCGAGATGGGAAAGCACGGTAAAGAATCAGACAGCTTAAAACTTAAATCTGATAGCCTAACCAAACAGACAGAGCTTCAAAGACAAAAGGTAAAGGCACTAGAAGAAGCCCATCAAAAGTCTGTAGAGACTAAGGGAGCCGATGCTAAAGCTACCCAGGATTTAGAGATAAAATTAAATAAGGCAAAGACACAGCTTGCCTATATGGAGCAGGACTTAAAGAAAGTAAATCAGGAAATAGAGCTTCAGTCCTCTAGCTGGTATAAGCTTTCCAAGAGCCTAGAGCCTCTAGGACAGTCCCTGCAGAACGCAGGCAAAAAGATGGAGGATGTGGGCAAGAACCTATCCATGAAAGTAACAGCGCCTCTTGTGGCTCTTGGGGGCGTAGCAGTAAAGGTAGGCTCTGATTTTGAAGCTGGTATGAGTGAAGTAGGGGCTATCAGCGGGGCTACCGGCGAGGACCTTAAAAAGCTAGAAGAAAAAGCCAAAGAGATGGGAGCTACCACCAAGTTTAGTGCAAGTGAGTCTGCCGAAGCCTTAAAGTATATGGCTATGGCCGGCTGGGATACAACCCAAATGCTAGACGGTCTAGAAGGAGTTATGATGCTTGCAGCATCAAGCGGTGAGGATTTAGGTCTAGTGTCTGACATTGTGACAGATGCTTTAACAGCGTTTGGCATGGAGGCAAGACAAGCCGGAGAGTTTGCAGATTTACTTGCTAGTGCATCTAGTAATTCAAATACAAATGTAGCACTTTTAGGGGAGTCATTTAAATATGTGGCTCCTCTTTTTGGTGCATTGGGTTATTCGGCAGAAGACGCAGCACTTGCACTAGGGCTAATGGCAAATGCAGGGATTAAAGGAAGTCAGGCAGGAACATCCCTTAAAACCGCCATTGCAAACCTTGCAAATCCCACTGACAAGATGAAAACAGCCATGAATGAACTAGGCATCTCCATCACAGATGCAAATGGAGAAATGCTGCCATTTAAAGATGTGCTGGATGAATTAAGGGCGAAATTTGCAGGACTTTCTGAAGAACAGCAAGCCCAGTACGCTGCCACCATCTTTGGAAAAGAAGCCATGGCAGGGATGCTTTCTATCATCAATGCCAGTCCTGAAGATTATGAAAAGCTAACTTACGCCACCCGCAACTACACAGGGACTGCCAAAGAGATGGCAGAAACCATGGAGGACAATCTTCAAGGTGGCATTACTAAATTAAAATCAGCCCTTGAAGGTGTTGGAATACAGATATTTGAGATTTTAGTTCCACATCTACAAACCTTAGTTGAAAAGCTGCAACTTGCAGTGGAATGGTTTGCAAATCTAAATCCTTCTACTCAGGAAACTATAGTGAAAGTAGCAGCACTTGCAGCAGCTATAGGACCATTATTAATCCTTGGTGGAAAGGTTATAGGTGGAGCAGGTACTGTTATTACTTCTTTTTCAAAAGTATCAATAGCCTTAGCTGGATTAAAAACGGGAACTGCTGGAGTTACAGTTGCTACTAGTGGAATGGCTACTGGATTTAGTGCAGCAGGAATAGCAGCTAAAGCTGGAGCTTTACTTTTAAATCCGTGGACTTTAGGAATTGGAGCTGCTACAGTGGCAGGTATTGCACTATATAAACATCTTTCAAAAGAAAGTATTCCAGCTATAGAACTATTTGGAGATGAAGTATCCGAGTCTACAAAGAAAGCTGTAGGAGGGTTTTTAGAATTAAACGATGAAGCAACTTTAGCTTTAAATCAACTTTCATGGAGTGGTCAGGAAGTAACTAAAGAAATGGCAGACGGGATAACAGCAAACTTCTCACAAATGGCAAGTGAGGTTCAAGCTGGACTAGATAAGCACCATGAAGAGTCTTTAGGAAAGATACAAAACTTTGTAACTAACAGTACATCCCTATCTAAAGAAGAGCAAGATGAGATTTTAAATAATATGCAAGAGGGCTATGAAAATAGAAAGAAGGAAATTTCTGATAGTGAAGCAAGGATAAAAGAGATATTAGATACAGCTTCCATTGAAAAAAGAGCCTTAACTAAATCTGAGCAGGAAGAGATAAATACTATCCAACAAGAGATGGTAGATACGGGAATTAGGGTTCTATCTGAAAATGAAGTAGAATCAAAGGCCATTATGGAAAGGATGAAGGCTCAAGCTGGAGAGATTACTGCAAAGCAAGCTGCAGAGGTTGTTAAAAATAGTTTAGAGCAAAAGGATAAAACCATTAAAGCAGCAGAGGAACAATACAAAGAAGTAGTTAAGGAAATCATCAGACAAAGAGATGAATCAAAAACTATTACTAAAGACCAAGCAGATAAGTTAATTAAGGAAGCTACTCGTCAAAAGGATGAATCCATTAAAAAAGCAGAAGATATGCATGAGAAAGTAGTAGATGAAGCTAAAACTCAAGCCAAAGAGCATGTCAACCAAGTAGACTGGGAAACAGGAGAGATTAAGACAAAGTGGCAGGTTATGAAAAGTGATGTATCCACTAAGGCTAGAGAAATAAAAGAAAATGTAATAAAGAGATGGGAAGAAATTAAAAAAGATTCATCTCAAAAATGGCAAAATATAAAAACGAACTTAGCTAATAGCTGGAGTTCTATGAAAGAGGATACTATTACTAAAGCTAGAGAAATTAAAGAAGATGTTACTAAAAGATGGGAAGATATAAAGATATCTACTTCTGAAAATTGGGAAGTAGTTAAAACTTCTGTATCTAGTAGTATTAGTAAAGTAAAAAGTAAAATATCAGAAGGAATAGAAAAGATAAAAGAATGGAATGCCACAAAGGTAAAAGAAAAGGTATTTAGTATTGTGGAAAAAGTAAAAAGAGTATTTTCAGGTGGAGGGGCAGATTCTAACTTTAGCGGAACTAGCTTCTTTCAAGGTGGACTTACTATGGTAGGAGAACTTGGTCCAGAGCTTGTAGAACTTCCAAGAGGTAGTAGGATTTATAACGATAATGTGACTAAAAAGATGCTTTCTGGGGATAAAGGTATAACTCAAAACATAGTTATCAACAGTTCTACCCCGTTAACACCATCGGAAACAGCAAGACAAATTAAAAATGCATCAAGACAACTTGCTCTTGAATGGTAGGAGGTGTGTTATGGAGAAAGTTGTTATTACAAATATTAATGGAGAAAGCATTACCCTTGGCAATCAATCACCTTACTATCTAGAAATAATTGATGGAGTTAGCAATATACCAGTTACAATTGAAAATCAAAAGGCACCTAAACAAGATGGCTCTACTTATATAGATAACACGCTAGAAGGTAGAGCCATCTCAATTGAAGGCATGATTGTTACTAGAGATAATCCTAATGAGGTTTTAAAATGTAGGAGAAAAATGCAAAAGGTACTGAACCCAAAATTGGGCTTAGTGACTATCAGTTATCAAAATAAAGAAATTAAAGGCATTGTAGAAACTACTCCGATATTTCCTAGTGGGCAGGGGAATAAAGGAATTTACTATCAAAAATATTTAATACAGATAATCTGTCATAATCCTTTTTGGATGGATAGTTTTACTGAAAGTAGAGAGATGTCATATCTTATGGGAGGAATTAGGTTTAACTTAAGGCTTCCTACCAACTTTTCTAATAGAGGATTTAGAAGAAAATGTATTAATGACGGGGATGTAGACACACCAATAATTATTGAATTTAAAGGCCCAGCTATCAATCCTACAGTGAATAACCTAAGTACGGGAGAATTTATTAGACTAAATAGAGAATTGAAAGAAAATGATGTACTTAATATATCCACTGAATTTGGTAAAAAGTATGTAAGAGTAAATGGGGAGAATGCCTTTCACTATATAGATTTAGATAGTGTCTTTTGGAGTTTGGTTCCAGGAGAGAATATTTTAAGCTATGAAAGTAACAATGACAGCATAAAAACAAGAGTTATCGTAAGTTGGAAAAATAGATATATTGGTCTTTAGAAAGGAGGAAATTCATGGCTGAAAGGTTTCGATTCTTTGACTCAATAGATGGAGAAGATGAAAGATATTATACCGCTGATGAGTTTGCCGAATATTTTAGGCAGTTTATAAGAAATGGTATTTTTAATGGAGGAGAAAATCTTCAAGTGGGCACTGAAGGAAAAGATATGAAAGTATTCATTAAGCCTGGGTATGCTTGGATTGAAGGATATCTTTATAAAATAGACACTGAGTCTTTGGTATTAGAACATGGCACAGCAGATCCAGAACTAAATCGAATTGATAGAGTAGTTATTCGCCTTGATAAGTCTTTGGAGAAAAGATATGTCAGGGCTTTTATTTTAAAGGGAATTCCAGCAGAAGAACCAGTACCAGCAAAGTTAACTAGGAATGATAACATCTATGAAATATCTCTAGCTCAAGTAGAAGTTATTGCAGGAAAGAGTTTTATTGAATCTTATCAAATAACTGATGAAAGAGTTAATAATGAAGTATGTGGTCTTGTTACACATTTATTTGAACAGGTAAATACTACAGAGATATTTAATCAATTTCAAGATTGGCTAAAAATTAAGACATCAGAGCCAGATGGTGAATTTTATCGAGAGTGGAAAGATTGGTTTGATGAAATACAAGACGACACAAATCTTGTTACTAAGACTACTTTTGATATACATGAAGATGATTATATTAATTTTAAAAATACTACAAATATAGAATTAGATAAAATAAGTAAAAAATTAGACAACTATAGTAGTCATATGAGTGATGAAGATATTAATGGTGTGTTTAAAGTGGTTGAGTATAAGCGTTTAGACGGAACTTTGTATATGAAATCTATATTAAGCAATCCTGATTCAAAAGGAAATTATAGAAATAATACCTGGGAATTTTATGATGAAACAGGTTTAAATAGAACTCGAACTATCAATTGGATGTTAACCTTTGATAAAAATAATAGACTCGTATCAAAGGAGGTAGTTCTATGATAGACCAAGTTCTTAACAGCCATGGGATTTATAATAATTCTAAGGTGAGATGGCATTATACTCAGCTTGGTATTAATAGACCTACAACAAGATATCTTTTTATAGGAAATTTTTCAGGACCTATAGTAAAAATTGATGATACTAGAATACTAGCAGGACTAAAGTTAATCCAGTACAATAAGTATGATGGAGAGTCTTATTATATAAAATGGGAGTTAACAAATATAGAAAGTGTAATAGATAGTATTGCTTTAGGTGATTACTGTTATTTAATAATTAGAAATAGCAATTACAGTGTTGATTTAAAAAAGGTAGATATAGATACGGGTGAAGAAATAAAAAGCCTAAATATAGGAAGTACAAGTTCTAACTCTACTGGTGATTTTAGTTCTCAAAATACTAAAATAGCAAATGATAAGTACGGTAATTTATATATCACAAAGGGTAGGTATGGTCCAACTGTTAAATTAAATCAAGACCTCGAAGTATTATTTGAAATAGATAGAATTCAAAATGGATTTCAAGATGATTATTTAACAGTGTATGATGAATATATTGTAAGAGTATTTCACTATTCAATAGAAACAGCTATATATAACTTAAACGGAGAAGAGTTGAGTAGAAAAAATTTAGGAGCCAATTATGGTTACTCCAAGGTTTTATTTGATGAAAAATTAGATTCATTTTATATGCTTAATAGCAATCGTATGGCAAAATGGAGTTTTAATGAAGGAATAATAGGTGATAGAATATGGCTTTCTACACAAAGCGATTGTGTTAGTCCAATTTTTATAGATGATTTTAAAGACACAATGCTAGCTAGAGACAGTGTATCAACCTACAATACTTTCTTTGAAGTAGATAAAACAACTGGAGAATATATAGGGCGTTTTGGTTATTCTTTAGAGATGAATATTTATCCGTATATTAGTGGATATATTACATTTAAGCAGTTTGATAATAGGACATTAGTGGTTGAACATTCATTTTATACTGAAAAGTAAGGAGGGAATAACTTGATATTTCTTGGGAATTTAAAGATAGATAATAAAAATATAGCAGAGGTTGGGTTAATCAATTATGAACTTTTTTCTAATCTAACAGAAAAAGAAAGGTTAAAATATGAAAAACGAGGTGTGTTTGTAGAAACGTTACCTAAAAAAGAATTCAATAGTAGTAATGAAAAGGCTAAACTATATATTGATTTAAAGAGTCATGAACTGTGGTATGAATACGAAAACATACCGTTAACACCAGAAGAATTGCAGCAAGAGCAACTTAATAATCTAGGCCAACAACTACTTCAAACTCAAACCGAATTGTTGGAATCTAAGAGAGAAAATGAACTTTTAGGCCAGCAGCTTTTTAATTTACAAACCATGTTAGTAGAGAAAGGAGCAATGTAATATGACAAATTTTGAATGGTGTAAGTTTTGCTTTAACAGAGGTTGGGCTAGTAAAGAACAGTTACAAATTTGGGTACAAGCAGGAAAACTAACGGAAGAAGAATTTAATATAATTATTAAAGAAGGCGCTTAATTTTTATAAAGAGTTTTTAATAAAAGATATAAATTTATATAGACTATTCTATAGCTACCTTCTCGCTATGTTAAAATATAGTGTAGGGGTGAGATTTATGGTAAAAGAGAGAATATGCATAATTTGCAGAAAGAGCAAAGCAAAATCTGAATTCAATATAGAACATATAATTCCAGAGTCAATAGGAAATAAAAATTTAATTATAGATTCTGTATGCAAAGAATGTAATAGCAAATTAGGTACTAAAGTAGATTATGAAATAACTAATAATATTATATCTCAGCTAGATAGATTTATTAATAAGAGCAGAGGGAAATCTGGGAAAATACCTAATCCGTTTAGAAAAGGTAAAACTAAAGATGGAAAAACAGTGTATTGTGATGAAAATTTAAAGCCAAGATTAGCAACTGAAGTAGAATTTGATTCAGAAACAGGAAGATACAGCATTTCGACAAGTTCAATGAAAGAAGCAGTTGAAATTATAGATAAAAAGCTTAAAAGATCTGGAAAGCCACCTTTAACTGATGAACAGATTGAGGAATTAAAAAAGAGTGTAAAATCAGAAAAAGTAAGACCTACTGTTCGAATGTCTACATCAGTTGATTTTTATAAGATTAGAATGGGATTTATAAAAATAGCATATGAGTTTATGTACTATCTTGTTGGTCAGAATTATTTGAAAGACGAACAAGGAAAAAGACTAGCAAAAATATTAAATGACTATATATACAAAAATATAAAAACTGATCATAGTGGGATAGTTGGAGGGCTTCCCGAAGAGGAACACCTGAGAATAATAAGTGGTTTCAAAATTCTAGGTAAAGAACTATTTGACAATCAAAATATACACTATATACAATTACTGAAGGTTGGAAATACAAGTATAGTAAATATAATACTCTATTCAGTTTTTAATTATTCTGTAGTAGTGAGCAATAAAAACTATAATCTGTGTAGTAATATGTATATGATTAATCCTATTGATGGAAGATGTATTAAAGCTTAAAGAAAGCAGGTGGGATATGAAGCCAATTAGAATATTATCACCAGCATTAGATTTACAGGGAGAGATAGATAATTATCTTTCCTTTTCTTTTTTAAGAAGATATCACTCTACTGGGGAGTTTCAGCTGGTTACTAATAGAAAAGTACAAAATGCAGACAAGCTAAATATTAATCAATTAATCATGCTTGGAGCAGATAAATATAAGGCTGGAATTATAAGACATAAAGAAATAAAGACAAATGAACATGGAGAAGAAATCCTAACAGTTAAGGGATATACACTAGGAGCTATTACAAAACAAAGAATTACTATTCCACTAGATAACCAGGCCACAGATATAATTGAAGCAGATGCAGAAACAGTGATGAAGCATTATGTAAAAAGGAATTGTTTAGATATATCTAGTATGGAGTTTCCTATGCTAGATATAGCAGAAAATAAGAATAGAGGTCCTAATATTAAATGGCAAAGTAGATATAAGAATTTAGAAGAAGAGTTGGGAATAATAAGTAATCTATCAGGACTAGGTTGGTATATCTATCCTGACTTTAATTTAAAGAAGTGGATATTTGACATACATAATGGAAGGAATTTTTCAGTAAGCCAAAATATTAATCCTCCTGTTATCTTATCCCCTGAATTCGACAATATTAAATCCCAGGAGTATGTAGATAGTTTATTGGACTATGGAAATTTTGCTATTGTGGCAGGACAAGGTGAAGGTGCGAATAGAGAAATTATAACAGTTGGAAGTGATGACACTGGTCTTGATAAACACATCATATTTGTAGATGCAAGAGATTTAGAAAATAGTGATGATTTGCCAAGGAGAGGTGAAGCTAAACTTAATGAACATAAAAGAGTTATTACTTTCCAATCAGAGATACTTTCAACAGGCCCATTTGAATATGAGAAGGATTGGAACTTGGGAGATATAGTGACAGTTAAGAATAAAGACTGGGGTGTTACCATGGATACTAGGATTACAGAGGTAACAGAAATTTATGAAGCAGGTGGTTTTAAGCTAAATGTAACTTTTGGAAAAAGCGTACCTACTCTAACACAGAAGATTAAATCAGCTTTAGGAGAACTGAAAATTGAAAGCATGAAATGATGGACATCTAATGGATGTCTATTTTTTATGCTGAAAGGAGGAAAATGCATGAAAGATATAATCCATACCATCCAAATTATATTTGCAGCCATTGGTGCATATATTGGTTGGTTTTTAGGTGGATTTGATGGCTTGCTTTATGCACTAGTAGCTTTTGTAGTACTTGACTATATAACAGGTTTGATGGTGGCTATTTTAGATAAGAAGTTATCTAGTAGCATTGGATTTAAAGGTATTTTTAAAAAAGTACTCATCTTTATATTTGTAGGGATAGGTCACATCATAGACTTTTATATTCTCCAAAATGGGAGTGCAGTTAGAACCGCTGTAATATTTTTCTATCTTTCCAATGAAGGATTAAGCATAGTAGAAAATGCTGCAAAGATTGGACTTCCTGTGCCAGAAAGCTTAAAGAAAGTATTTATAGAATTAAAGAAGGAGGAGGATTAAATGGCGAGACTTTGCTTTGACTATGGGCATGGTGGAGAAGATCCAGGAGCCATATATAAAGAACGATGCGAAAAAGATGATACATTAAATCTTGGTAGAGCAGTGGCTAAAGAATTGAGAAGATG